ATCAATTCAGGGTGCGAGGTGAAGCCCACGGAATCCAGAAGGGCAATGGTCTTGTCGGAGAAGACCTCGTTCATCGCCTTGCTCGCAAGTCCTGCGTTCTCCTTGAACGCCCTCCCCCCGTATTCAGCGTCACTCTTTGCGTCGGACTTCCACTTCTCCACCTGGTCGGCGTATGCCTTCATCTCGCTCTTGCGGAGTTCGACATAGGCATCGGTCAGTTTCTGCGCCTTCTCGTTGCTCAGTTCCATCTCCCTGAAGAGCGGTGAGAACAATTCAAGCGCTGTCTCGTCCATCTCGATACCGTCAGGCAGTTTGATGTCGTACTTCTCCGGCACTTCGGACTCTTTCTTTTCCTCGTCCTCGTCCGGCTTCTCCTCGTCTGCCTTCTCGCCCTCTTCAGGCTCCTTCACTTCCGCTTCGGGTTCCTTGACCTCTGTCTCGTCAACGGAAGTTCCCTGCTCTGTTCCCTCATCCGGGGTAACGGTGTCATCCGTTCCCGAAGTCAGTATGTTGTCCTCAGGCATGATCTCTCTCCTTTTGTTCGGATTTGTGAAGCAATGAAAAAGACGACCCGTAAAGGTCGCCCTGTCTCCCGGCATCCCACAGAACACCGGGGAGTATAGTTGGTGGGGGCCAGGGGGCCACATGGCGGCCATCCTAAATGGCTGCACTGTGACGTCACAGACGACGTGGCCTTGTTCCCTCGCTTCCCCCATTTGGTGGAGGTGGGGAGAATTGAACTCCCGTTAGGTGTCCGCACTACGTGCCGAGACCTCTTCCCTGTCACCCCCGCTACCACATCGGCTCAACGTACTTGCCTATGTACCACGGTTCCTCTGTCTTCTTCGGTTGCCATCCATCGAACTGACAAGCATTACTTGACGGTTGCAACTCTTCGGTATTTCCTAATACTTCCTCCGCTAACTCAAGCCCCGCTACCACGGGGTCGATGCAATCTGCTCATTTGCCCATGTATTTACCTACCCTTTCTTCTCCCTGAATGAATAGATCCCGTCCTTCGCTTCTCTCTGCATGACGGGGAACATTTCAGGGCACGATTCCATGAGATCCCGCATGATGGACAGTCCCACGTTGCGATGCCCCTCAAGGAAGTAACCCCTCGAATTACCCGTGAACGTAGACCGGAACACGCCCGTGAAGGCGAGCAGTCGCCAGATGTAACGGCGGAACCTCAGGTCGTGCATGAGGTCGTAGAACTCCGCAAGTTCCATCCGTCTTGCTTTCCCGTCCTTCTCCTGCTGTTCCCTCCCCTCTGGCTCCTCAGGCTCGAATATCCCTGCGCTCGGCGGGAGCATCACGCACTACCCCTCTGGCCCATCAACGCCCCTATCGCGTTGTTCTCTTTGTTCTCGATCGCGCTCATGTCCTTGCCGACCTGTGCCGCCTGCTGTGCCTGTGCCATCATCATCTGCTGCTGCATTGCCCGCGCCTTCTCCGCCCGGATGAAGTCTCTTTTCTTCTCGTCCCTCAATATCTCCGGGTGAACGCCCATCATGTCTCCGTAAATATGGACTGCCTTGTCAAAGTCGATGTTGTCTATGACATCAGGGTCTTTACCCGCCTTCGCCTGGAACTCAGCGATGCTCCCTACGAAACCGGAGAACTGTTCAACCTTTTCCATACCTGCCATTCTCTGTGCCTGTGCAAGGACTGAGATGTATTCCACCTTCAACTCTTCCCCCTCAAGTTCTGCCGGGGGCGGAGGCGCAATACCCGCATCCATGATGTAACTGAATGCCGTGTCTATGAGCGGGTCTAACAGGTCCGAGTACAGTTGCTCAAGGACAGGCCCGATCATGAGCATCTTTTCCTCATGCCGTTCCACGACCTCACGTGCCGTCACATCCCTGCCGCGCATAGGCTCCTGTGCGAACATCAGGAACAGGTCATTGAAGAAACTCTTGCCTATCCAGTACTGGAGATCGTCAGTCCACGCCTTGATGCGCTCAGGGTGAAAGTCGATACTGAACAGAGGCCCGAACCTTTCAGTTGACGGGTCTTGTACATAGTTCACCCCGCCCGGCAACTGGTTGACCCCTATCGTCTCAAGTGAAGGCGGAGCGACCAGCGGCGGGTCTATGCTCATGTCGAACGCTTTGATAGTTTTTTTCTGAAATTGCTGATAAATCTGCACAATTCCAAGAGCCGTCTCACCCGGCCCCCATCCCCACGGTGCGCCCGGGACGACAGACCATCTGGGTGCGAGTACGGGGAATATTCCGTACCCTGACTCCCTCAGGAAGTTCTTATTCTCGTGCCCGGAGTCCTCGTAGTAGACGCTCCTGAATCCCTTGCCTGCATTGAACGGCTTATCCTCACGCACCATCTCGTTGGGTTCCACGAAATGGTCTATCATGACAGGCGTGTCCTCGTGATTCTTCGCCAGTTCCCTTAATCTCTCTGAGCAGTTCTTCTCACCGAACCACCGAACAGCCGCATGAGCAGGAAGCCAGAACTTGCGCCCGAAGGAGTCAACTTTCAGATCGTGTCCCACACCAAGGACATACTCGCCTATAGTCAGAGGTCTCAGGCGTATGACAGACTCAAAGTCCTTCTCCGTAACGACCGCCGCCGTACCGTAAGGCAACTCTTTGTAGACGTGATGCAGTCCCTGGTAAACGTTCGACTGGCTAAAGATGCTGTACATGAGATCCTCGATGACCTTGAGCCACGCCTTAGCTGCCTTTGAGCGTCCTCCTGCTGGGTGTTTCGTGGCAAGTTGGAACCACGGCCTTGCAGGACTCGTCAGACCACCCTGCAATCCTGCCGCCATGACGTTGACCGCGTATGTCGGAGCAGGATGGTATATCTCAGCGACAGAGCGTTGTGCGTCAGACGGCTTAGTCCCGTCAAACAGCCCGTTCCATGGCAAAATAAAGGCCGTGATGTCTTCCCACCACGGCTGCATTGGTTCTCTGAGTGATTCCAGTTCCTTCTGACGGCGCTTGACATGCTTCATCAACGCCTCATTTTCGTATTGGGGCATTCGCCGTCAACTCACTCTCCTAATAGTTTTTTCTTCGCCACGGGTGCGGCTCCGAGCAAACCTTGAGAACTGGTCGCCACGGTGTCCTCGCGTCCGTATGCCGCAGCGCGTCTCCTGCGCTCCGCCTCGATGCCGCGGTTAACCTGATCTCCCTCGTCGTTCTTGACGGGAGGAGGTGTAATCTTCGGGACAGTGGGATTAAATATGCACATGCTATTACCTCGCTTTCAGGGGATCGTATTTATCGGCGTTACTGAAACGGTTCTTAGCCGTATTCGACCTGTCTGTCACTTTCAGCTTTGGTCTCACTGGAGCGGCGAAGGTCAGGACTAACGCATCAGCAATGTCAGGCGACCTGCCCCCGCGTTTCTTGATATCGTCTTTCGCCTCTAATACCATCCTGTCCGATGCGTCCATCTTGTACGTCGGCGACACCAGGTCGGTCTTGAGATCCGGCATGTTCGGCAACGCTCCGCCTGCCTCTATCCACTCCCTGCATTTGTCCCACATCTCGGAGCGTTTATTGGCGTACCGCACGGGATCAGCCGGTTTGCCGCCGAAGTTGACCTCTATTGCCGGGTACCCCAGTTGCCGGAGCCTGTCTATGACTCCCTCTCCGCGTCCCGCATCGATGAACAATGCGTCAGGCTCATGATGGTCGTACTGTGCCGCTATCCGTTGAGCGAGTGTCATGTTGTCTATGTCGGTAAATACTATTGGCTCGTGACACCACAATCCCTGCCGCAGAACTATGACAGAGCGATCATCTCCGAAGCGCGCAACGTCAACTCCCAGGATCTTCGGCGCGCCCCTAACATCGGCAGGAGTGATGGTCTTCTTGCACGCCGCACTAACGAGGTCTATCGTTATCAGCGTGTCATCGCTCGATGCGGAGAAATCGCACAAAAACTCCTGTCTGTAGGCCGCATCGCTCATAGTTGCCTTCGCCATCTCTAACTCTGACTCTGTGATAATGTCCGTCTCGTCCACCCGATAAAGTGCAGAGTACCAATCGTCAAGCGTCTGAGCGTATTCGTACAACTCGTAAAACAGGTTCATACCCTTTGGCGTGCCGATGAACACCGCCCACCCCTGACGGTCAACCAGTGTAGGCCGGACTATCTCTCCCCACACTTCAGGCTTCATTTGCGCTACCTCGTCCATAACAACGCCGTCTAAATACATCCCCCTGATAGCATCGGGATTATCTGCGCCCAGCAGCATAATCCTGGAATCATTAGGCAGGGAGATCGTCAGTTCAGATTCCGATATTTTCACGTCTGGAACCGGCTGAACGAACCGCTTGAAATAGTCCCAGGTATTCCTCTTCGCCTGCTTCAACTGCGGAGCCATGTAAGCGTACCGCGCATTCGGGACCGTGACCGTAAGTGCCTTTTTGATCATGTGGTTGACAGCGCAGACCGTCTTCCCGAGTCGCCTGTGAGCCACGATGACGGAGAATCTATGGGAGTCCATCTGGGAGTGAATGACATTCTGCGGATACCTGGGATGGTACGGGATGACTATCTCATTCATCGGCAGCCTCATCAGCGGTTTGCCACCTGATCAAGAGAGGCCCGCCATTTTTGCCGGTATGCTCTAAATGTTTCTCATCACGCCAGCCGTAATTGTTTTTGAGATTGAAAATGATTCCAGGAGTGAAGGTTGATTTATCGTTCAAGTGTTCCTCAAGCCACCGGAGCACTTTTGCTTTCGCTGTTTTTATAGTGTCGGAAAACTCTTCTTCCGAAGCATAGTTAATCAACTGTTCCCGATCTAAACCGCACGCCATTGCAAGCCCCGTCACTGTGTAAGGCTTATCTTTTTCCTCGCACTCGGCAAAATAGGCATCAATTTTGACCTGCAATTCCTCGGCAGTTTTATATTTTCTTGGTCTGCCTGTTTTTGCCATGATCTCACCTCCGTTTTAGACTTTATTTGCACCGATAGAGCCGTTTATTGATATTGCTTTTTGCCAGTTTTCGACAGTGCTTTGAAAATCGCTCTGGGAGTTTATGCAGGGATATCGAAAGCAATCCCAGAAGGGATTCTCG